AAAAAACAGAAAGAGGTAAATATGGCAAATATGCCAAAGTATAAAGTGGAACATTATGAAAAGAAAATAAGTCGTCATTTTGATCCATTAATCAAAGAACAAGAGCTGTTGGTGAAACAGTTTGAAGCTGATGCAACTAAAAAGATAGTTGATAAGTTAGCCAAAAGAATGGGAGCTGATAAAATCATCAACCAAATGCGAACTGCTGAACAGCGAATGCAAATAGCAAAGCGTGATGCTCGTATCTTTTTTACCAAGAAGGCAGAAAAGGAAAAGAAGGAAGAAGCATTAGCGTATAACGTGAAGCATAGAGAAAATGAAATAAACCTTGAAGACTGCGTGAAGACTATGGAGGATTGGGCGAAGGAGTTGGTTGATAGGGAAATAAGGAAAAGACCTGAAGGCAAACAACTTGCACAACTAGAAGCTGTAAAACAAAAATCTATGGACATTGTGTATGAGAATGGTGATGACAAAGCGATTGCCATAGCATTAGATAAATGTACCAAGAAAATTGGTATTGCATGGGTTGTGGATACCTCAAACATAAAACACATAGCAAGTAAATAAACTTGACAAAGATCATACTCCTATATATTATAGGAGTATGACAACAAATAATAAAGCAACTACAAAAGACATGGTGAACTTATTAAACGAAGACTATAAGGAAACCATGAATAATGGTTATAAAAGATCTAATAGATTCACAGGTGAATCTATTCAACTAACAAAGGAGGAAGCGGAGAAACATGATAAGATATTCTATTACGAGTTAGCCGCTACTCTTGACGATAAGAAACTAGGTGAAGGTATGTCTAAGCATTGGCAGGAAATGCGAGACCTATTAAATTGGTTTAGAAAAAATAACGCTAAAGCGTACATGGTTTTGTTAGACTAATAACAACCATAGGTTGTAGCGCCCTTCGGGCGCTACGCCACTAGCGACGCCCTTCGGGCGTCGCGAATAGAGGTACCAAAGCCTTTGCAAAATCCAAATAAATAAAATAATATAATACAAGTACAGGTTGTAAGGGGTCCCACAGACATACCCTTTATGCCGAGTTTTGTATAAAGATAACAAGAAAATACTTGCTAGGTTTCAAAATTAATCCTAAAAAATTTTGCAGAAAATTTTTTTGAAATGAAAATAGATTTAGAAAAGATAAAAAGATTACCACCTGACATAAGAAAAGAGTTTATGAAAACTTATGTTCAGTTCTCTGAAAAGAAAAAAGAAGCCAGCATAAGAAATGATTTTATGAAGTTTG